GCGAGTAATGATTAGAAGATAGTTGCTTTTGCTTCTCGCTGAATGCCTTGTCAGTTTCAGAATCAAGGTTTGCACCGCCGCCAGATTGACCAGCAGAAGTAGAACTTTTACTATCTTCTTGTGGTTGATCATCATCAGCAGCACCTTGAGTTTGATTACCGTCACCAGAAACTTGCTGAGGTTGCTCACCCTGACCTTCAGAACTATCACCCTCATCTGGGGTAGAATCACCCCCACCTTGAGTAGAGTTGGCGGTATCCATTTCCACTTCAATCTTCTGCTGCTCCTGCGTATACTGCAGAATCTTACGAGCAACTTCTACAACATCATCAAAGGTTTCAGCAACTTCAAGCAGATCAACCAGAACTTTTTCTTCAGGTTTCCAAGTGAAAACCTCACCAGCATGAACGCCAATCTTGAAGTAAAGATTGATACGGTCAATCAGTGCATAGGTATCCATGCCACGGTCGCCAATGCAGAAGAAGTCATCATCGGCAAGCTCTTTATAACCAGAATAGAAGTTACGAGCGAGACCAGGAAACTTACGCTTCATCAACTTCTCAATACGAGCATCTTCGCAGACATTGAGATAGGATTGAGGGATACCATAGTCCGCGCCCCACTTGTCAGGCGTATACAGAGCATGACCCACCTCATGCCCCACGAGCATATCGTAAACGTTAGGCGATGCCACATCCCACATAGGCAGCGTGAGCACACGGTCTTTCACGTTGAACATAGCGGTCTCAACCTTGCGATGCTCAACGATGAGGTTTTCGGTGGCGAGGAGTCGGGCAAGATTGCCCTTGACTTCCATGTTCAGCATTGGTCTCTTGCGTTGTTGAACCTACTATACGACGAAAGGGGTGCCGAAGCAACCCTTTATAAGTCAATCAAATACTTCGTCAGTGACGTATGAGAAATTTTTATGCTTCTCAAATCTTAAGCATCTTTCAAATTTATCCGCCATATTTTCTCGATGAGAAATAACAAACACATTGGTTTTGTCATCAAAGGTTTTTAGAATCCATCCTAAGTCACTGTTACCAGATTGGTCAAGTGACCCGTCAAAGATTTCGTCAAGAATTAGAAGATTAGTATCCACGCTATTCTTAAGTTTAGCAACACTACGCCAAGTAAGCAGCAGAGCAATATCGATTCTAGCCTTTTCGCCTTCAGAAAAAGATTCATAACTAAACTCGTCTCGGTAACGTGATTTGATTACTTCCTCAAAACTTTCATTCAACATGAAGCTGGCAGAAAACTCCATCTTCTCTAGGTAATCGTTGATGAGTTTATTCATCGTCGGAAGGTATTTTTTGATAATCCTTGTTTTGATACCCGAGTCTTTGAGAAGTTGCGCCGCTGTGAGTAAGCAGTCTTTTTCTTCTTTTGTTTCAGAAATCGTTTCTTGGATTCGCTTCCCGTCTTCGCTGAGGGATTTAAGTATTGAAAACTGCTCCCGTTGATTGACATCTGAATCCCGCAGTTTTCTGATGTCGTCGTCCAGTTCTTCAATTCGTTTATGAAGTGACTTAATTTCATTATTGAGTTGTCGATTCTTTAGATTGAGTTCGTTAATTTCATCAATCAAAAGAATAAAGGTATTCTCTTTAGCTTGGAGATCGGAAAGTTGTTGTCCCAAATCAGACACGCCTTTTTCCACCTCAGCAAGTTTATCCGAGAGAAGCGTGATCTTCTCTTGTTTAAAATGCTCTGCGATACTCTGACCGCATGTTGGGCAAGCATCATTCTCCTCAAAGAATTTCTTCTCTTTTGCGTGTGACTTTCGCTTGGTTGACAGTTTCTCTTTGATCGAAGTGATCTTAGATATCGTTGTTTTAAGAGTCTGCGTGTCTGAAACGGCAGTGGTCTTAGCGTTGATTTCCGTGTCGTTATTGAGGATTTCCGATTCATAATCTAGTGCCTCTTTTAATAGGGTGTCTTTACGATTCTCTTTTTCTTGAATATCTTCTTTATTCTTCTTTTCAATGTCAAGCATAAACTGCTTCTGCATATCAATCTTCTCTTTGACAAGCGAGAGTTTATATTTGTGGTCTCTTAATTCGTCGTTAATAACTTTAATTTTTTCTTTTAGGTTGACATTCATTGTTGAGAAGATTTGAATGTCAAGGATGTCTTCGATGATTTCTCTACGAGCTGCCAGTGGAAGACGCATGAAAGGCACAAAGGTAGATGAACCTAGCACCACAATCTGAGTAAATGATTTGTAATTCATTTTGAGAATAGTCTGCTCAAAATGTTTCTGCTGGTCAACAGCAGATGCATCTTGGTCTAGCAGTGCTCCATTCTGATAGATTTCAAACTTCGTTGGTTTGATACCACGAGTTACTGTATATTTATTTCTACCAATATCAAAGTTAACTTCTACAACACAATCTGATTGATTGATAGAATTGAGTAACTGAGGTTTGTTAATTTTTCTGAATGGTTTACCAAACAAAGCAAAAGTGAGAGCATCTAGAATGGTTGACTTACCAGCACCATTTGCCCCCACAATCAAACTACTTTTAGTGTCAGTTAAAGAAACTTCAGTAAACTGATTACCAGTAGATAAGAAGTTCTTCCATTTAATCGTCTTGAAGATTATCATATGGTCGCGGGGGAATTACAATGTCGTCAGGTTCAATAATAAGATATTTCATGCCTCTCAATTCGCACATACCAATACCTGCTTTGGCATCAACTTCATAAACGGTGAGAAGTGGTAATGAATCATCGGAATCATTAGCTTCCAATAAACCTAGATACCTTTCGGCATCATCTTCATCTTGAAAGAAGTATACCACATGATCACCCTCCTCGTCAACCACCGAGTATACTCCATCAGTGTGTTCGGCAAGGGTGATAAGAAACATTTATGCTACCTCACAACTCTCAATATATAGTGATTTCATAATACCTTTCAATTTATTTTTATCTACCGTTAACTCTACTTCATCAATATATTCGTTGAGAAGAGTTAATGTATCCTTAACTTCAGTGACTTCATCATCTTCAACAAATGCATCGTTCACTAATGTCTCGATAATTTTTACATCATGTGGTTGCTTAGCAAATACTTCATCAACAAACTTTTCAAATGCTAAGTAATCTTTCTTATCTTCTACGATAATCTTGACAAAAGTATTTGTACACTCACTGGTATCGAAGCTGAGATGAGAATCAGTAGAATCATTATAATAGATTTTCTGGAAAATCTCATAAGGGTTCTTGACCCGCTTGAGTTTATTTGTCTTTGGTTCATAGAGATGAAATCCTCGCTCGTCTTTATAATCGTTCCAGAACATTTGATATGGATTGCCTAAGTAAGTAATATTACCCCTAGAAGATTTGTGGTGGTAATGACCAGAAAATACTTGTTTAAACTTACTGAAGATAGCAGGGTTCATGCCATGCTCTTGTTTGATTCCTGCATTAACTTCAAATCCATTAAGCTCTAAATGACCCATAGCAATTTCCGCACTGGTATCATTAATCCAGGTCATTGTCTCTTCCATATTAGAAGAGTTGATCCATGGAAGCATGAGAATCTTAGTGCCATCAATCATCACTGTCTCTGGGCGAGAATAGATTTCAATGTTACTGAAGTCTTTGAGCAGCAAATCAGGTGAGTTAATCTCGTTAGTATTCTTATAGTATGTGCAATGATTGCCAAGAATCATGTGGACGAAGATACCCATATCTTCAAGACGTTGAAAATAATGTTGACGCACCCTGCTCCAAACATTAAAATCGATCCCCTTACGATTATCAAACGTATCACCAAGATCAATAATAGTTCTGACTCCGTGTTTTTCGAGAGTGGGGAAGAAGATGTTGTCGTAGAATTTTTTGAAGTATTCCCAAAACGCAACACTGCCTTTCCTCCCGTCTAAATGTTGGTCTGTAATCAATGCTACTGTCATCGTTTAGATCTCATCTCAAGTGTTTCTTTGATACTATTCATATCTGAGTGACTGCTATTATAACCAGCCATGTCACCACTGTAACTGTCTGTATACAATACTTCATCAAATCCAGATCTTTCTAAAATCTTAGTTTTTATTTCTAGTTGTTTTTTCTCTCTTTGAATTCTACGCAAGAAAGCATAGTAGATAATCTGAGTGAAGTAAGCAAATGGATTAGTTGATTTCTCTGGATTGAAGTTATCGATATACTGTAAACAGTTCTCAATTCCATCACAAATCATATCTTCCCTAAACATGTAGTTTACAAAATTTGGTTTGTATGATAGATGCGTAGCAATTTTAAGAAAGCACTCTCCGATATAATTTGGAACTTTGGGTTTAGGCAAACCTGCTTCTTTAGCAGCAGCAACCTGCTGTCGATACACCATCAAGGCATCGAGGAACTCTCGGTTGTTGACGTAATTTTCCTTAGTTGTGCGTCTACCCATCGGTTTTTCGATTGTTAGCATGGTTTATATCCGTTCGTGTGAATATTGTAACACACCTAACGGTTATTGTAAAGGGGCTTGACACAACTTGTAAATCCGTATATAATAGCAATGTCGCGCTTTCAAGATTTATTATATATCTCTTCTAATAATTTCTTAGCTTCTTTAATAGACCCTAGATATCCTTCATGATCTCTGGGATCTTGTCTTTTAGATTTTGATTTAGGTTCTTCAGTTCTTCTTTTTTTATATTTTAATTTATCTTCTAGATGATCTTCGTAGAACCCAGCAATTCGTTTATCAAGTTCAATCATAGTAATAATTTGAGAGCGAGGGATAATAAACATATTTTCTAAAGTAGCATTCATCCAATCATCAAAAACAATTCCTTCTATAATTGCATTACCTTTTTTTTGTTCTACTTTTTCAACTATCCTTGGTTCTAAAATAATAATCACATCATCTTCTGGATCATAAGAAATTTTTCCTACAATTTCTTCACCTGATGTAAGTTTTATGGATGCGTAAAATTCTTCTTCCATGTTACCTTAAATCAATTTTTATTATTTCTACAATAAACTTTTCTTCCTCGTATATTTTCAATCGTTCATCTAAATGTTTCAAGGTGTAATTTTTCTGAGGAGTTCTGCAATACTCATCAGCAATGTCATAAAGAGTTGCATAAGTTTTGTTGTCGCCCTTACGCAATACACGTCCAATAGATTGTAAGTTTCTTATTCTTGATTTTGATGGTGAGGCAAACACAACATTGTGTAGATTACGAATGTTAATGCCAGTGCTAAATGTTCCGTATGAAGCTACGATTACTGCGTCATTTTCAG